AACGACCGTTGCGGTGAGCATTCCGTTTTCGATTACGAGATCTCCGTCGAGCTTCCCATTACGAACGTAAGGAACTGAGAAGTATCCCCACTCTGGATCGTTCGGGTCGCAGTCGACGCCTGTGCGCTTGGTCCAGACCTCGAGCGCGAACGATGTCTCGTTCGGATCAGTTCCCCAAGAGGCTCCGATCGTGTCGGATCCCGAGACGACAGGGTTCGAGGCTGTGATGAAGTCGAGAGCGTCGGGGTTGAGTTCCGCGAAGTCAATCGAGACATTTACTCGCTTGAGAATGTCGGGGTCGAGGTCGTTGATACAGAGGTCGCCCCACGCTGACTTCTGGACATACTCGGTTCCAGCTTCGAACTCGCCCGAGAGGGTGACGCTGATAAAGCAGTCTGAGACGATCGAGGAGCAGGAGCCGAACACTACGTCACCGCACGAGTCGAGACGAGTAAGGCGGACAGTCTTGCCCTTGATTGACTTGAGGATCTGAGTTGCCATGATTGTTTCCTTTTACGAGACGGGGCGGTCGAGGGTTGTAGTTACTTTTATTGCCTGACAATCCCAACCGAGGACGTAGTCCCGTTGGGCGATGTAAGACACTTCGTTATGAGCGAGGTTGATTGCCTGCTCACGGGTGTCAATGTCGCCCCGATAGAGGACGACAGGACCCGTAGCGATTAGAGCTGAGGTAGCGACAGGCGCTCCGTCGGCATTGTCATAGCCAGCGCCGATCACGACAGGCGTTCCGAGGAGCGTCTGCATCTTTCCGCCTGATACGACAAGGTTTGCCCACAGGATCGTGGCAGCTTGACGGCTCATGTGGATCATGCCCGTACCCGGATACGCCTCGGCGATCGCGTGTTCGGCGACAGCGAGAGCGTAGGTCGGGGTGTAGGCGGTTGCGTTGATCGTTGCGTCGAGGTCCGCGTTGAGCATTGTCCAGAAACGACGCTCGACAGCGAGTTGCTCTGCGTTGACGAGCCTCTGGACGGTCTGATCACGGTGCTCGGCGAGCGAGTGTCCCGGAATCGCGTCCGTATTGTAGGCGTAGACGGTGAACGGTTCGTACTGCTTGATGGTACAAGCGGAGTTTGACGTCAACGGGTTCGGATCGTTTTCGATACACGGACCTGCGGTTACGAAGTCTTGGATACAGGCTTGCGTTTGCCATTGGACTCCGAGACGCCAATGCTCATCTGTTGTCAGACGAGGTTCCGCCTGAGAGAACAGCCCGAATGGGTGTGGAACTACAACGGGCTGTTCTACTAACTGCCAGTTTTGGAGGTTCTGTCCCATTCGTGCTGTCCTATCTCAAGTGAAGTTTCGTGTACGGATCGACTAGGCGACTGGGCAACAGCCCGTTACGCCATTTACGTCGTAGCCAACAGTTACCTTACGAGCGTCAGGTCCGAGCTGAGCAACGAGGTACAGCTGCTCGGTCCAAGCGGCTGTGTAGTCGTTGGTTGCGTTGAGAACGCTGTCGCGGACGACTCCGAGGTCGATCGTGCCACCGTCGCCACGTACGTAGCCACCTGCTGGATACAGCAAGAACTGGAGCGACGCTGGAAACGACAGGCGCGGTGACGAGACGTACATTGGCTGATAGTCGTGAACGAACTGAACGCGGACCTTGCGAGCCGCGAAGTGCGCGTCAATGTCGGCGTCGGTCACGTTGCTGTAGCCAGCGGCGTTACGCATTGCGAAGTCGGCGCGGATCAGTTCCTTAGTCCAGAGTGGGAACACAGCCTCGAGGACAGAGTTGACTGCCATGCGATACTGCGAACGGTAGTCAGCGACCTGAAGGTCGATCGCGTTGAGGATTGTTCCTCCAGCCGACGAGTCGACAGCCGCTACTGAGACGGCTGTCGCCGAGTCGACGATCTCCTGAATGATGACGCCCGAGAGACGGTGGAGGTGAGCGTTGATCGTGAGACCGACGAAGCGAGCCGTCAGTTCAGGGAACGCGCGGTCCGTCAGGTTGCCGTTGGTCAAGCAGAGACCCTCAGCGGCGAGACGGTAGTCCGTGAAGCTAGGGCAAGGAATGTAGAGACAAGGCTTAGTTGCTTCTGCGTCGTCCTGATCGGCTTCTGTCCAGTTCCACAGCGCATTGTCGGCGGCGGTGATGCCGATGAAGTTCGGCACGTTGAGTCCGCCTCGGGTGATCTGAACGGTCGGGAGGTCGATAAGACCGTCGCCCGATTCGATACCGAACAAGGTGTAGAGGTTGTTGCTTGGAGCACACCAGCCAGCCGCAGTCAATGACTGAGCAGGATCGGTGACACGGTCGAGAACGTCCATGTTGTAAGAGAGGTCCGCGCCGAGTTTGTTCTCGTTCGGGATCTGGATCGAAGCAACAGGAACGAAGCCTGAGCCGTTGGAGAGGGTGCGAGCCTTCGAGTGCATCGCCTTCGCCAATCCGATCTTGTCGATCGACGCGCCACCTGCGTAGCCCGGAATGTCCGCAGCTGCTGTGATGACGACTTCAGCGGTTGGCTTCGGTGCTTCGGGGCTAGGTGAGCGACGTGCTACAGCACGAGCTGACGGAGCCTTTACGGTTGACTTGTCTGCGCTCGCGGTCACGAGTTCACGCTCCTCTGTTTCGGCAACTTCCGTTGCGGTGATTTCTTGTGATGCTTCTGGAGCATCTTCGGCTTCTTGCGAGTCGTCCTCGGGATCTGTCTCGGCGACAGGGCGAATGCGCTCAGCGAGGAGAGCGACAGCCTGAGCTGCTTCCTCTGCGGCTACTGCGCGATTGTTCGACTCTGCGCGAACGGTCTCGATCGCTTCTGCGATCTCGGTAAGGACAGCGACGTCTGACGAGCCTTCGTCAATCATCTTGTCGAACTCGGCAACGAGTTGAGACTCGGTTGTAGCGAGGTCCTCGTCTGTTGCGCTGACAATGTCGGTGGGCATTTGGGTTTGCATCTGGGTTCTCCGTCAAAAGTAGGAATGATTGCTTTAGACGCGATCCGAGCCTTGCCCAAGTTCGCTGTTCTGTCGCTAGGCGTACAGAAGCTTGTAATGACTGTAACACTCGATCGGCGCGAGTGTCAACGATTGTCAGGTATTTTCTGTAGGGGCTGTACGGACCTCTCCGCCGATGCGGTTCGCATAGGTCTGCGCGGATCCGATCGAGGCGAAAGCGCGTCCCGTGTAGGAGCCGTTGCGCCACACTTGATAAGCGCCAGAGGCGTCGTTGACGCGACGAGCGTCGGTCCCCGTGTTCTTGCGACAGCCACAGCCCATTACTTATCTCCCTTAATACGCCGAGCGATTTCGGCAATACGATCTGTTTTCGAGCGCCCGATCGAGGTCGCGATACGGTGGGCGGCTCGAGCGAGTAGATCCTCGCGGTGCTTATTGTCTCCCTCGTACGCAGGTAGCGACAGAGAGGCGACGAGTCCGAGGGACTCCTTCACGCGGATCTTGGGGAAGCCCGGAACATTTACTGCGAGGACAGCGACGAGTTCGAGGGATCCTCCGATCCGTCGCCAGTCGCCTGAGACGTCGGAAGCCATAAGCGCACGAATGTCCGAGGCGTCGAGCCCTGTGCGGAGAGCGCCCGAGACCCAGATCCCGAAGTCGTCCTCTCCAGCCGTAACGTCGGCAGCTGCCAGCGCCGTATTGTCGTAGTGAGCGGCGGTCTGACTCGCGGAGGCGCTCTGCGGAGCGTGTCCTGAGTTCATTGTGATCTGTCCGACGGGGAAGCGGAAGCCGTCGTCGCAGAGGATCTCGCCCGTGAGGAAGTGCGCGTATGCGGCAGGGCTGTGAGGAGGTTGGATACAGCGATCGCCGAAGCCAACGTGACATTGTCCCCATACCGCGAGATGTCCGTAGACGCGTCCCGAGTCGTCAACCGTCAGAGGAGTCGGCTCAGTCAGTCGAGGATTAGCGAACCACGAGGAAGGAGGAACGACGGGAGCCTCGATCGGGTGTCCCGAGGCGACGATCGAGCCTCGCTCGTCTCGTGTGCTCATCGAGTTCTTGATCTTGTTTGCCCACGTCATTCCGGGATCTCCTCCCCAGAGTGCCCAAGCAATACGACCTGCCGAAGGGAATCCGTCCTCGCCGGGGCTCCAGCCTGTCCCCTGCTTATCGACCTCGTGACGAGCGAAGTAAGAGACCATTCGCGTAATGGTGTCGGGAGAGAGAGACTTCCCGTTCGAGATGTCGCGAGCGCGAGCGACTCCGACCTCGGTTCCTCCTCGACCAAACTCCGAACGCCACTCGAGACCTTTTTCGGCTTCGTCACGCGCTCCCTGCGGAGGTGTGAAGTCAATGTCAGAGTAGGAGGCGAACTGCGAGATCCAGCCCGTTACCTCGGGACGGACAGCGATCGACGCGGTGAGCGCGGCGACGTTCTCGATAAAGGCTTCTTGGAAGGCAGGGAACGGGACGACCGTCGCGCCCATTACGCGAGCCGAGGTGACTCTCATCTTGAGATCGTCCATCGAGACAGCGACCTCGCCCGTAGCAGGATCGAGAGTCTCTGTAGGAGCTTCTGTAGGAACGATTACCTCGTACTCGAGGGAGTCGAGGTCGACAGAGACTCCGCGCAGCTCTCCGTTCCTTACAAGGTTCTGTAGGCTCATCGCGGAAGGATCGTCAGTCTTGACGTAGGAGCCGTAGGCGTGGATCTCTCGACCCATTCGCTCGATCCGTGTGAGACGACCGATCAGTACCGCGTTCATGTGACCCTCGGTAGTGCGGTCCGTCGCCATAAGAGGCAGAGGGAGATCTCTCCAACCGAGAGCGCCTTCCTCGATGTAGCGTCCGTCTCCAGTCCATACACCTTCGAGAACCATCATCGTGTGGAAGTCCTCCTCGACGTCGTCAGGAAGCATCTCGTCCTCGGGGTCCATCATCATCTGTCCTTCCGATCTAGCGATCCAAGCGTCGCAGGTACGAGCTGACGCGCATTTGAAGTCGAATACCTCACAGTAGCCGAGGTCGCCAGCGTCGACAGCCGACCACTCATCGCTCTCACCTGAGAGTCCTGTCTCGATACAGGATCGCATTGGATCGGTCGTATCGAACGCGGCGCAGTTACCGCAGAGGGCTGTCTTGGCTTCGTCGATTGTTACCTTCCAGCGGTCCGCCTTGACCTGCCAGAAGTCCTCGTTCGGTTCGCTCGGGTTGAGAGGTCCGTAAGCTGCGACCTTGATCGACTTCTCGCGGTTCTTGAGATTGAGAGCGACGTCCTGCGTGGCTGGAGGACAGGACTCGAGAGTCTCCTCCTCGCCTTCCTTGTCGCCCTTGTTGACCTCGACCTCTACCTCGACGGATACAGATTGACCGAGGACGTCGAGGTCGCGCCCTTTCGGGTCATCGACGACTGGAACGATCTGGAGTCTCATAGTAGTCAATGTAGCACTCGAAGTAGCCGACGTGCTAGGACCTAAGATCTCCTTCCCGTCAATGCGTATTACCGCACCCACTTGTAGCCCTTTTCTCCGGATCCTGCTGGGAACTTCACGATCGAGATCTCTCTCGGCGCGCCCTTTTTCGCAAGGAAGTAGGAGCAGGCGTGAGAGTAGGCTGTCGCGACAATGCTGTAGCCCGTGTCCTCGTAGAGCTTCGCGGACATAGCGTGAGCGTAAGTGAGAGGGTCGCGAGTTACCGTCATACCGCTAAGCCTCGAGTAGTTGTCCGTGTGGAGATGTAGGTACGAGACGGCTCCGTCCATCCACAGGATCGCTTGTGGCTCCTGCGCTGTCATACGCCTCCACTCCTGTCCCCATTCCTCGTATCGCTTGATCGTCATAAACGGGAAGTCGCAGACGTAAAGGTCGGCGCGTTCCGTTCCGAGGAGATCGTGAGCGTTCCCGTAGGACACCTCGACGCCAGCTCGATCGGCGAACGCAAACTCGAGTTGAGAGAGACAGGGCTCGTCAATCTCGTAGATCTTGTGACTGCGCGGTTCCACTTGCCCTTGGATCAGAGCTGAGAACGCTCCGACTCCGCCAAAGGGCTCGATTACAGACAGCCCCGTTGGAAGCATTCGCAAGAGATGCTGTACGCAGAGGAGGTTCTTGCCTGTCTCGAGGGTGCGCGAGTTGATGTATTCGTAGTAGCCGAGAGCGCGTCCCTCTCCGACCTTCCTGACTTCGCCTTGCTTGACGGGGAGGAGATACCTACCGCAGATGAGTGCTGTCTTGGTCGTCAATGTCTCTCCTCGATCGGGTCCGCGACGTCGCGATCCTCGCTCAGCAAATGCTAGCAGAAACGAAACGACCCTCGACTCAGGGAGTCGAGGGTCGGATCGGAGATACAGGGTTGACTATGGACGGGTCATGGTCCTGTATCTCAGATGTTCGGCAACGCGATTGTCGCTGTTCCAGCGTTCCTCCTCGCACCACCTGATCCATTCCTTGTGATCCTCGAGCGTCCAGCTCTCCCAGTTGCTCGTTCCCCAATCACTCTTAGAGAGGATCTCGTGGATCCGCGCGGAGACCGTGATCATGCGTACGCCCGAGACGATACGGACTCCGTCGAAGCCTTCGTACTGATCGAGGTAGAAGTCGGATCGTACGTTCGCGTCGTCCCACGAAATGAAACACTCCTCGTAAAAGTCGTCAGCTACGTCTCGGGTCGTGCCTCGGTTGTCCTTCTCGTACATTTCGTAGAAGGCAAGGTAGACGTGGTACACGGGCTTGGGGTTGAGACCGCCGATCTCGTTGTCGCCAGCCCAGACGCGGAGGACAGGATCGACGACGACGTAAGGCTCGTCCTCGTCCATTGAGTCCGCGTCGGGTTCGACAACCTTGCGGTAGGAGGACTGCGCGAGGGCGACCAGCTCCTCGATCTCGAGGGTGCGGTCGGTCACGAACTCCGTCGTGATCTTGTAGACGATCGGCTCGCTCACTTGCGCTGTCCTGTTCGCTCGAGGTAGACGTCGAACTCGGCGACCGTCCAGCAGGATCCGAGCGAGTCGGCAACGGGCTCGTAGCACGAGCGACAGGCAGTACCGTCGTCGGTCCCCGTCGCGGACGCCTGACAGCACTCGGTTAGTCCGTAGACGAGTCCGTCGCTCTCGACGAACTCGACGTCGCAGAGTTCCCAGAGATCGTATTTGCCGAGGGAGAGGGGCGCGCTCATTGCGCGCCCTTTCCCATGTAGCTGTGGATCTCCCACGCGTAGCCTGTCTGATAGGCGACAGCGTCGATCAGTTCCTGAGCCTGCTCGGGAGTCTCGAACATACGAGCGAGAGCAGGGTGCGTAGTCTTGGTGATCCGACGTGCGCGAACTGAGTGGAGGAAACTCCTTGAGTTCGGGTAGCGAGGGCTGACGAGTTTGATGACGTACTTGGTGCTCATTGTGCGATCGCCTTCCAAGCGAGGTTCATTGCGTAGATGTGCGATGAGCCGTTCTGACGAGCCTCGAGATACGTGAGGTATCCGACAACGTCGGGAAGGGAGTTGGCGACTTCCCAATCGCGGATCGAGATCCGTACTTTCTTTGGCTCGGGTGTATTTCTGTGTGTGTGGTGTATGTCCATGTCACTAACGATAGCCGACTCGAGTCGGCGTGTCAAGTCTTATGACGGATTATTTTTTTGCCCTTGAAACGAAAGGCTCTCCGACCTCTACGTCTGGGGGGATCGGAGATCGGAGAGCCTCAGATCAGATGTCCCGTCTGATCGTTCGTGTAACTCGAGAGGAGTCAGTTCTTGGTGATTACCTCGGGCTTAGGGATCGACCTCCACGCGGTCTCCATCGCCTCGGCGCTAGCCGCCATAGCTGGAGAGATCTCGAAATGGAGCCACTTTCCTCCGGGCGTTCCGGCATTGTCGGACTCCGAATACACCTTCACGCCACTCGCCTTGTCAGCTCGACTACAGCGATAACCGCGACCCCACGCCTTGCCGGGACCTTTACCGTCGGGGTCGAAGGCGTAGTCGTGGATCTCCTCGATACCGAGTTCGGTTGCGTGAGCGAGACACCACTCCCAAGCTTCGAGGGCTGTCTTACGGTTGCTGTAACCAGCATCGAGGGCTCTACCTGTCGCGTGAACGCTCATCCACTTCTTGTAATCGGGGAGCTTCTCGAGCTGATCGGCGTTCTTGCCCTGAAACTGAGCAGGCGCGGATCGCATCGCGCGGACCTGAAGGATCCCGAGGTTCGAGAGGTTCCATCGGCGCTCGAGGAGATCCATGAACTTCGCGACGCCCGGAGGGACAGCCCTGCCGATCTTGTCGAAGCCCGTGTAGGGGCGCTTCGTGTTCGTCACTTCGCAGCTCCGAGACCGAAGGAGCCGTCCTTCTTGTTGACGAAGCGGAGAGCGACGGGGATCAGGCTCGCCCAGATCGCGTTGAGTGTCGACTTCGGATCGCCTCCCGAGGCGGTGTAGGCGGCGATGCCTGTCCCGACGAGAGATCGGAGGTACGACTCGATCATTGCTTTATTCTGTGGGCTGAGGTTCATTCTGTTGCTCCTTCGGTTTGGACTTGAGTCCGTTAGCTGATAATACACCAGCGAGCGAGCCCGTCATAAACACGCAGAGCGTAGAGACGAGGTCGATAAATGCGGCGTCATTGGGCGCTTGCTTGGTGATCGGTTGCGTAACGAATACGAGAGACCAGAGCATTACGAGGACGCTCATCGCGAACACGAAGGCGAGCGTCAGTCCAATGATAAAGATCAGCCGAGCGTGGATCTCCTCGGGCGTGTGGCGCTTCTCAGGGTTGCGTAGTGTCGGGCTCATTCGCGATGTCCTCCTCGGGGATCAGGTCGGTCGTACAGGTATCGGAAGCATTACAGATCGGAGGTCGACACTCCTCGAGCTGCCAGTTCGCAGGATCTTGACAGGGGTAGCGGTAACTCCCGTCGTAGCCACAGCCCGTCAGAACGAGCAAGAGGAACACGCCGAACACGGCAACGAGGGACAGGGCGAGCCTTCTCATTCCTCGTCCTCCGATCCGACGACGTGGAGAACGATCTGGAGGAGAACGATGACGATCGACAGCCAGCCGACGAAGGATCGGATCCAGCCCGACAGCGTCAGGTAGACGACGACAGCCGTAGCCCATACCCAGAGGTTTTCCTTTACGAACTCGGTATGTCTGTTCACGTCAATCTCCGTCTCGGTGGCGGAACGACCGTTAGCATTCCTGTCGCCGCAATCATTGTACGTCTTTCTCCAACGGGAATGTTGGAAAACAGAGGGACGTAGTCGTCAGTCTTTCCGCCGAACACGTTGACCTTCTCCTCGAACGCTTCGCGGACCTCGTCGGGCGCGTTCTGTACGGCTTCGACAATGAGAGACGCCTCCTCCATTGTGAGAGCCGACTCGTCGATCGAGGCGAACACGATCTCCGCCTCCTCGGAGGACAGCGACGCTACGACCTCGGGATCCGTCGCGCGCTCGACAGCCTCGGTAGAGGACATTGTCGGAGCGTCGGGCTTCGTGACGACGGAGGTCGTCGTCGCCGATAGTGTTGTTGGCGTGATAGTCGTCGGAGCGTTTAGCGTACTTGTCGGAGCGATAATGACTGCCGTAGTCGTCGGAGCTGGCGAGACGGTCGAGGAGAGAGTTGCGGTCGGCGGATTACTGATTGCTTGGGCGGCGGTGCTACTCGGGCTGACCGTACTGCTCGGGAGCTGGTGAGATGTCGTCGTCGCCGGGATCGTCGTCGAGGTTGTCGAGGTTGACGTGGTGGACGAAGTGGTACTGGTGGTACTGGTGGTCGTGGCTGTCGTGGTCGTTGTCGTCGACGTTGTCACGGTACTTGTCGTGGTTGTCGGAGGGACAGCGTCGACAGTAAATGCCTCGGGTGGCACGATGTTCCAATCCGCATTGTCGGCGTCAAACTGCCACATAAGCATGGCGCAGGTTCCGCCTCCGTTCTCGTAGATCCAGCCGTCAAGGGCGAGGGGAGATCCTGTCGGGAAGGCGAGTCGAGGCGAGTAGTCCGCGCTACAGCCCTTGTCTGACCAGTCGCCAAACGTCGTACCGTCGATTGTAAAGTGACTGCCGTCGTCGCTTGCGATCGCGAAGCGGACAGAGGACACGCCCTCGGGGATCGTCACGAAGCCTTCGTAATGGACGAGGAACGCGTCTCCTCCGCAGCTGCCGATCGGATCGTACTCGTACTGTATGTTTACGAAAGGGTCGACTCGGAAGCCACAGAGAGGGTGCTCCGTGTCGGAGCGTGTCGGAGGGAACTCCGAAATACTGTAGGCGGTAACGGAGAGCCCCTGAGACGAGGCTTCGGCGGAGTGTGGCGCAAGAGTGCCGAAAGCGACTGCGACGAGGCTAACGAGCGACAGGAGACGCCTCATCGTCAGGGTTCGGGGAGTTGTACGGGTGCGTAAGGATCGAGCTTCTGGTCGGCTCGCGAGTCGCGTCGGAAGTATTCGTCGATCGCCTCGGGATAGCCGAGCGAGACATACGTCCGTAACTCTGTCGCGGACATAGTCGAGTAATCAAGGGTAACGATTATGGACCCGTCGAAAGTGTCTACAACTACGTTTGCTTCGCTCATTATAACCTCCAGCCGAATGCCTTCGCATACTCTATCGTCGCAAGGTTGGTGCTCTTGCCCTTGCTGATCCAGAAGTCAGCGAACGCCTCCGCGTATCCCTCGTAAATGTTTGTGCTTCCGTACTGAGAGAGGTTGCCAGCTCGGCTGTGCTTGCCTAGAAGGTTGATCTTGTCTGACATTGCGGATTGGACTCGGCGAGCGTCGGCAGGGCTCAATCCTCCTAAAAGAAGGTCTCCAGCGTCGATTGCGTGACCGTACTCGTGAATAATCGTGTAGCGGCGCGCTTCAATTCCTCCCGCCCTACTAAAGAAGCCCGTTTCCTTCTGGATTGCCGAACTTCGCATTTGCTTGGCGCTCAGTCTCATATTTCCGTAGAAACGAGCATCTTTAGTAATCGTCATACTGCCAGCCGCGTTAACTGTCTCGTCAACTGTCTCGACGATCTCGACGAACATTCCACGAGCCGAGATGGGATTGCCGTCGATCAGCTCCGATAGTTGCGCTGTGACGACGTCAAACGCTTCCTGCCCTATGTCCTCGAGGTCGAGCACGATCACGTCTCCTCGGACTGAGGTTCTGCTAGCCTCGGCGATTCTCTGTCGCGTTGCCTCGCGCCTTGCTTCGTGGTTCTTGACGTCTGACTTGTAATACTTGTTATTTTTCTTGATAGGAGCAGGACCAGCGACTCGATCGAGAACTTCCTCAATGTTCCTTTCTGTTATCGCGGTAAAATAATCCATAGGAACGGGAGTCGGCTCGAGAGGGACTTCCTCGACGTCGATCTCCTCGAGTTCCTGTCCTCCCTCCTCCGCTATCGCTTCCTGCTCGGGGATTACTGATCCGTCGGGGCGAGTGTCGCCCGGATACAGGAACTCGACGTAGCAACGGCAGTTGACGACGTTGAACGCGGATCCGCTTGGATCGTGAGGGTACATCATCGGCTCACCGTCGACGTCGAACGGCTCGTCGACGGGGATCGACTCGCTCATCATGTCCGTATGCCACTCGCGACCTCGCGCGTCTCCTGTCGCTACCCAGACCTTCTCGACGGGTCCGAACTCGCCGAGGAGCTGAGCGCCTTCCCAATCTCCGTTGACGTAGGCTCCGATCGTCTCGGTCCTTGCGATCGTGTCTGCGCGGTACTCCGAGAAGTCCGAGAGCTTCCCGATCTGATCCTTCAGTTCCTCATTGCTCATTCCCGAGGCGACAGCCGACGACACTCGATCGCGGACATCGTTCCAGATCGTGTCTCCGACTCCAGCGAGACGGTTCGATGCTGTGCTCATATACGAGAGCGCCTGATCATTCGTGACGCGAGCCCACGACGCGACCTCCTCGTCGCTCATCGCGTCGGTCCCCGGCGCTTGCGTAAAGGCGGACAGGGCTCCCGAGAGGTACGTCTCCTCGATCTCGGGCGCGATCTCTCGTTCGTAGATCAGTCTCCAGTCACCGACAATCGAGTCAAAGGCGTGGAAGTCGCCAGCCGCCGTCAGCGACGAGACGATCGAGGTCTCGGGGAGTGTCGCGAGGAAACGGTCGTACGCGGTCGTAATGACCTTCTTGAGGGATCGGGCGATCGACTCGGCGAGCGCGTCAGATCGGCGCTCGAGCCACGCCTCTGTCTCCCTGCGGTCCTTCGGGTCAGGAAGGTCGGAGGGCGCTCTCAAGGCGTCCATAACGATGCTCCTGCTTCGAGGCGAGAAGGGCTCGCGTGTAGGTATCGAGAGACAGGCTCAACGCGTCAGCGTCTACGCCGTAGCGGTCCGCGATCTCGGGAACAAGGATCCACGCTCCCTCGAGGAGCGAGCCAAGATCAGAGTGGGCTGTCGCGTCAAAGTGCGTATGTAGCGCAGACGGATCCGCGCAGACTACCGACGAGGCTCCGCCGGGCTGTCCCTTCCCAGCCGCCGATCGGAGACGAGATCCAGCTCGCTCGAGGGCTCGGCGTACCATCATGTCGCAAGAAGCAAGCAGAGCCGCCTGTACGACGCTCGTCGGTTGCGTTTCGGGGACCGTGTTCTCGGGTGCTGGCGCTGTGATCTCGGGGACGGCTGACGCCTTCGCGTCCTCGACGACAGACACTCCCTCGGCGATCTCGGGCGCGCTGAGGTAGCCGAGGTCGATGAGGATTCCCGGTGCCAGCGTCGGCGCTCCGCGCACAACAGAGAGCAGGACGTTGCGCCTGCGCTCCTCGTCGTCGGGGGCGTCCTCGGGTGAGAAGCCCATCTCGCGAAGGAGGGCGTCGGCTGAGAGTTCGTTTCGATCGTACGCCTCGAGTGCGCTCGCGGTCTTATCGGGCTTAGTCCGCAGGTCCGACGTGTCGTACCAGATCATTGCCTCGTTCGGGTCGTAGCCCTCGGCGGTCAGAGCCGCCTCGAGGAAGCCGATCGTGAGTGCGTGGACGACGGTCTCGGAGAGGGGCTCAATGTGGAGCGTGATCGCTTCCTCCGCAACCTGCCAAGCGCCCCAATGGTTCATTCCGCCTGTCCCCGTGAGGACCTCGGGCGGTATGTCGAGCCCGAGCGCAAGGCGCTTGATCGCTTGATCCATCAGCTCCATTACGCGATCGTCGAAAGGTGTCGAGAATGTCAGGTGCTTGATCTTGTCGACGAGTTCGCCGGGGACCTTGACGACGAGAGGGACGACAGCAGCTGCCGAGCTTCGGTCGATGAGGGGCGTGGTCATCGCGTCAATCAGAGTGTCAACGAAACCATCCTCGGGCGCTGTGGTGTTCTGGTCGTCGGGGTCGACAGGCTGAGACGCTTGAGGTCCCTGACCCGGAGGGAATACAGCCTCGGAAGGGATCGCGAGGACTCCAGCTCCTGCGAGGCGCGACGTCGCTGTCGCGTGTATGTGACGGTTGAGGAGGTCGATCTCGGACAGGACAGCGAGGACACCTCGGACAGGAGCGTCAGGCTCCCACGAACGTCGAGGGTGCTTGCGCCATACGCGTACGACGATCGCGTTCGGGTGTAGATCTCTCCAGCGTTTCTCGCCGACTCGGATCTCGACTCTGCCTTCGCGCGTCTCGCGGATCTCCTCGGTCGACAGGACCAGCCAAGTATCGAAGCGATCGGAGAGGGGATCGTCGAGGGACGGCTCGGCAACGAGCCAAGCTACGCCCGTGACGGAGAGGTGGATACCGAAGGAAAGAAGCATTTGCCCTTGTCCCGATTGTCCGCCTGCGATCTGAGCGACGATCTCGGCGGCGCGCTTCTGCGCTGGAGTGTTGATCGGGTCCTCGGAGTCGATAATGATCGGATCTCCGCCGGGGCTGTCGGGTGGGCGAGCTGCGACGAGGTTGACGCGAGACATCGCATTGGCGATCCAGTTGATCCCGAAGCGAAGCTCTCCAATGTTGTCGTAGTAATCCCAAGCGTCGTGATGCCAGCCGTGTACGGAGACCGACGACGACGCGCGGACACCTAGATTGGGCGCGAGCATAATCTCGGCAGCTGCTACAAGGCTATTGAACTGAGGGGCTCGGGCTCTCGGGCGACGGTCTGGCACAGACTAAGACTACACAATGACGAGAGCGAAGTAGCAGTATGTCAGCAGTAACGCTTCCAGCGTTGTACGACCTTGTCCTTCGAGCGACAGATGAAGCCTTGGAGGTTCTCTGAGTGTTTCACGCATCCCCAACCGTAAGGACCTACGGGATAAACGAACTCCCCGTCAGGTTCCGTATGACCGAGAAACGCGATCTTGTCCGCGACACGAACCTGATACTGAGGTGTCTTACCCTTGGCGCTCGAGGAGTTACTCCACCTACGCCAAGTGCCTCTGTAGATTCCCAATCCGCCCGTGTAGGAACGAGTCGAGTGCTTCCAGTTCCGCCCGGTCTCGCAGACTGCCAAGGAGTGATAATACTGATCTGGAAGTATTCCGTTGTAGAGGCTGTGACCTTTTTTCGCGCCAAGGATCGTTACGACCTCGGGTGACGCGGTGGCTCGCCCAATCGGGAGAGTCAAGGAGATCGCAATCACGAGGGCTGTTCCGATCTTGATGCGGTTAGTCATAAAGCAGTCTTTCTGTAGGCGACAGGGGCGCTCTCGGGCTCGGTGGCTCTGGAGAGTAGGGGCGCTATGGCTCGGTAATACGACCCTAGCGAACAGAGACGTCGAACGCCACGACCTCGGAGGGCAAGGTCGTGGCGTTGAGGTCCCGATCGGGCGGAAGCCCTACTCCCAGAAGCGATTGCCGAGGCGCAACTCGGTCAAGAAATCGTCAAGAATCTTGTTGGCGACTCGATCCCGGTCACCCTTCGGGAACAACTCAGACCACTTAGTCGTCATCGAGCCATGCTCAAGGTTGTACTGTTTCGCCGCCGAATTGACGACTCGGGACAGCGCAACTAGCGCCTTGTCTCGATAGAAGTCTCCTCGGTCGTGATGCTTGGCAAGGCTCTTTAGACAGGGCTGTAGATACGCCCTGTGGATAGCGAAGTCGTTAGTGAGATACAACTCCAACTCAACAGCCTCGTGCGAGTAGATGTCGCTCATCGTGTCGCGTCCAGTCTGTCGTCGATCTCGATCGTGCTGAGCAGATCGCCGAGCCTCCATCGAATGTCGTCGAGGTCTCGCCCGAGGACAGCGCGGTCGAAGCCGTTGGCGTGAGCCTGAGCGTCCTCGAGAGCCTCGTGAGCCTTCTTGAGGAGGGCGATTACGCGTGATGGGGTGCTCATTGCGTCACCTCCGAGTCGGCGCGAAGGAGAGGGGCGAGCGAGTAGGTCCCGAGAGGGTAGCAATACTCGACGTCGTCGGACCACTTGCGGATCGCGACTCGTTTGATCTGTCCTCGCCAGTCGAGCGTGACGAAGTTCGTCGATCGCTTGACGACGGTAAAGGCGAACACGCAGTCGTAATCTCCGAGGGATCGAACGCTGAGCACTTGACCTACGGCAAATGTCGCGCCAGCCTCGACGAAAGGCGTCTCCTCGGGCTCGTCGCGGAACCAGTCGGGGTCGACCCCACAGCCGACAAGGTACTGCCAGATCTCGTTGACGACGTCGGTCCCCTTCGGAGATGTCGCGAGGATCGTGGCGATCCTCTCCAGCTCGGTGTTTCTCATTGTGTATCTCCTGTTGTAGGTCGGCGTATGCCGTGTGGTGGTGTTGGATCGGTGTCGAAGGATCGGGCGTCGCCCTGTCGGGTCGGGGCGTGTCCGCCCTCGTCGAAGCAGGCGTCGCACCAGTCGCCTACCTCGTCCATCTCGTGACGGGACAGGACGTGCGTACAGCCACATACGCAGGAACAGCGACCGTTACGAGGGATCGCAAATACGGGGTGCTCAGGGGATCGGCGAGATACTCTCACGCGTACTCCTCCTCGTCGCAGATCGTCGCGTAGACGACCTCGTCGGAGTAGTGGATCCCCGAGCCGTACTCACGGCTGTCGGCGAGAGCGATGAACACTCCGTTGGCGTCGCCTGACTCGGTGATCGTCGAGATCGCGTCGATCTCAGCGAGCAGAACGTAGGACGGCTGGAAGGCTCCCCTGACGGGGAACTCGCCTCCAACCTCCTCTCGGATCTCCGTCAGACGGTCAATCAGCTCGTCGAGCGTCATCTTACTTACCTGCTTTCTTGAGGGCGCGAGCCTGTGCCTTCTGGCGAGCCTCGACGAATGCGGACTCGCCCTTCTCGCGAAGGATTGTCGCGAGCGACTGGCTGATCTTCATCTGCTCTTGCATCTCGACAGGCGCGTCAGGGAAGCAGATCGAGCAGAGCCCTGCGCCGAGTGCCTCGACAGCGACGTCTACCTTCATGTTCGAGAGGGAAGGAACGAGGGCGAACTGCGTTGGGTTCTTACCCTTGTTGCAGGTGTGACAGGAGGTTGACGAGTGAATGTGACCCGAGGAGGAGGCGACGAGGAAGTAGCGATCCCAACCTCCGCGAGCGACGTACTCGGCTTCGAGGGCTGTCAGCTCTGAGGTGATCTTGGCGAGTTCTGTCTCGAGGTTGGCGATACGAGCGAAGGTCTCCTCGTCGAGGGTTGCTCCTCGGTGGCTCCAGATGAACTTGCGATCTCGTGGAGTTCCGTCGTCGTAGGTCATTGGAGCATTGTCGAGCATCTCGCGAGCGATCGCGTAAGCCTCGCCTGCGACCATTGTGCGGTCCTCGGTTGGGTGGAAGTAGGTCGACTTGTAGCCGTAGCCGACGTGCTGTTCGCGACCGACGAAACGGGTAAGGAAGTCGTGCTGACCAGCGAGGCGATCGGCTGTCGTTACTTGCTTCCAAGAGAGGTCAAGAACGAGAGTGTCGATCTCGACCGGGGTGAGTGTTGCTGTGGTGTATGTGTCCATGTGTATAAAGATAGCCGACTCGAGTCGGCGTGTCAAGTCTTATGACGGATTATTTTTTTGCCCTTGAAACGTAGGGAACAGAGAGGGCTGAAAAGTGTCTTGCTGGAGCGAGTCCTCGAGCTTCTGTGCCCAACGCTGTGCGTAGATCAGACAGCCTTTACACCTCTGGTGAGTTGCGTCGGGACGACAGAGAGGACCGTCAGCTCGTCGCGCTGTCATCGACCAAGCCATTGAGTCCGCACTCTGGAGCAGCTGCCAAGTGGCTCGGAGTGTCCGACCCTTGATCCCGAGCCCGTGATACGGAAGTCCGAGAGTGTCGACAGCCGTCAGAACAGCGAGCTGGTCAGGGAACGATCTCCCGACGAGCGCGCCGATCGAGATCGTCTCGAACGATCCGAGGTCCACGCCAGCCTTCTCGTACGCGTCTGCGTGGCGGAGGAAGTCGCTCGGGGTGATCCCCGTGAGGACAGGAGCCCAAGGCAACTCGGGAGCGATCGACGCGAGATCGAGAGTCGACTCGATCGTCAGCCGTTGGTGGTCGAGGACCGTGAGGCTCGTCATCTCGAGCGCGAGGGGCGCGCAGGGGTAATCCTGTACAACAGCGAACTGGAGACGCCCGACGTCGGACAGGAGTCGAGCGACGCCTCGAGCGTAGGTCTCGGGATCCGTCTCGTAACTCCCGTGTCGAACGATCTGCGTGAAGCCTCCCGAGTCGAGAGCCCAATCCACTCGAGCCGTGTGGCGAGATCGAGCGACGCTGTTCCAAGACAGAAAGAGAGGGCGGTCAGCCCTCTCCAGCCATACGGGTTGATCTGTCCCGAGGTAGAACCTCACGCCACTTGGCGCATTTTCTTGGCGATCGCCTTGTGCTCGCCGATGCCTGCTGTTGCCTCGTAGGTCTGAGCAGGAGGGACAGCTTCGCAGTAGCGCATTGCCTTGTCAAAGATCGAGAAGTATGCGTTCGGAAGCATCGCGTAAACGTCGAGAGCGTCGTCCTCGAGTCCGTACCAGATGATCCCGAGGACGAGGCGCTGGAAGCCCTTGTCACTCTTGCTGATCGAGCCCTTGTCGCCCATCTTGACGTCGTACGGTGCGATGACGTCGTTGATGCCGATGAGACCGTGAAGTGCGGAAAGAATGTAGACGTTGTTCTCGCCGACCTCGGCGATCGCGCCAGCGAGTTGCTCCTGAAAGGCTGAGCCGATGTAAAGGTCGCGAGCTGCGCAAGCCTCGGAAGCCTTGGCTCCGCCACAAGGAATGACGATGACTGGGATCTTGTTGCCGATGCGGTATGTGTCCATGTCAATAACTCTAGCCGACTCGAGTCGGCGTGTCAAGTCTTTAGCACGATTATTTTTTCAGCGATCGATACGGCTCTCGATCGTCGCGATCAGACCCGTCAGAGCTGACGCCGAGAGAGCGACGAACGCGAGGAGGACGAGGCGGTTCTCGGGGAACGCGATCGCGAGGACAGAGGGGACAGGCGCGACCCAGATCGAGAGACACCAGTCGCACGTCGCGAGGTAGCCGAGCATCTCGCCCTTGGCGATCGCCCACTCGCGGATCCGTTGCGTAATGCGATCGGCGGTCACGAGACGCGTGAGGCGGTAGGTGGACAGGGCGACGAGCGTGAGCAGGAAAGGAGTCATACGCCGATCTTAGTCGTCAGAGGCGACGTCGAGTAGGGGAGATGACGGAGCCGGGTACGACGGGCTGTGCGATTAGGAGCGACGCGACAGCGTGGACGAGCGCGTCCATACGGTCGGGACTCTTGCCTTCGTTCGGGACCCAACTCACCATCTGGCTCTCCAGCATCGGAAAGAAGCCTGCGTGGTGGACGAGACCTCGCTCGTACAGCGCCGACACGGGCTCGGCTCGAGCTGCCTTGCTGAGACGGGCTGTGATCTTTTCGACTCGGAGCGTCGGCTCGACTGCGTGGATCGTTGCGCGAACCATGTCTCCGCCCTGATTGGACTCGACGACGACGCGCTCCGCGTTCCACCGTTTCGCGGCGGAGGCTACTTGCGCTCCCCACTCCTCGGGTCGA